TGACGATACCTCATTCATAATTGATTTTATTAGTGAAGGTGATAGATTCCCAATTATGACCAAAAGACTAATAATGGAAACCATATACTCAAACTTTAGAAAAGCCAGTCGATACTTCCCTGACGCCATGTATTTTTGGAAAAACTATGATTTTGTAGTCAACTATAACGGAAAAGAATTTGAAGGTAATTCAATCAACGATGCACATATAAGTAAATCAATCACCGATTGTTTTGACAATAGTTTAGAAAAAATACAATCCGATTCTGTAACATTTCCAACCACATTTATTAATGTTAATTCTAAAATGGGTGAATTTTTTATCACCGCAGTTAATAATAAGGTAACAAAATCAACTATAGAAGCTTCAGATAACTACATTTATTTCTTCACAGATTTAGTACCTGACTACCTACTTTTATCTAATGGTAAAGGAGAATCAGTAAAGATAACTGCCGAGTCTTTAAGAGATTTCCACATGAATGGTGGTGAAGATGGTGAACCATACTATGAAACACCAGAGAAAATATTAGACGCATTATTACGTTCAATAGCCTTTGCACAAACAGAACAATACGAAACCAAAGTCGCTGTTGATTTCTACGATTGTTTACGTAGCACAGGATGGATTTGGGATGAAGGTATATATGAAGATTATTATCCTTTATATGAAGTCATATTTTACGGAATTAGTGATATGATTATCACCACCCATGGTATATATGGTGAAGCCAGCTCAGGTGACTTTGAGACTATCGGAGACTTATTCAACTTCCTCAATAGGAAATAATAAAGGAAACTCCTCCGTAATCATATTCAACGGAATCGTAACAGGTTCATCACTCTCAGTTAAGAAATCATAGAAATCTAAACTTCTTTTGTGACGAAACAACTTCATCACATTTCCTGGCATATCATTGAAATCTTTACGGTATAAATCTATCGCAGTAACCTTCTTTGACTTACCCCAAATAAAATCCACGTTCACGTTTCTTCCTACAGTAATTGGTACTATGGTGATGTCCTTGTCTTTGAAGTTCTCGTGGACGTGTTTGATAACCAAACGCTGATTGGGACGGGAGGAATACTGTATTACATACATCTCTCGTATAAATTCTATTAATCCTCCCTTTATGTCCCTCATCAATCATCGTATATCTATAACTATCTTATCAGAGAATGTTTCCAACTCATAAGTATTATACCTGTTATCCAATCTAAAATATTTGTTGAAATCCACAACCTTATACTCCACACCTTCACACCACGCCATCACCGCATTGAACATATAATCAATCGAGAATGACACCAATTGATTGTTGTGGTACATTTCCCTAATCTCAGGGTTAAACTCGTTTGTAGTTACCTCTATTGTCATTATTTGTTACGTATTGGTGGTTCAGCAATCATTGATTCCTCATCATCAGATACGATTCTCCATCTATACATCATATTTGGACTAACCATTCTCTTTTTAATTTCAACGTGAGGGTCCTCATTATCATTGATTTCAATAATATATTCAGGACATTGCTCCAAAGGATAATTTTGAAAACCTATCCTCATAATTAATTACTTAATGGTGCTTTTATGGTTGGGTGACATTCGTAGTCTTTAATCTCATAATCAAACTCACCATTTAATACATCAACATTGGATAACTCAATCGTTGGTAAATCATAAGACTGTCTCCCACATTGTTCATTCGCTTGGTCAATGTGATTCTTATATAAGTGAGTATCACCTAAGTTCCCAACCAACTCACCTGGTTGATAACCTGTCTCCTCACATAACAACAATAGTAATGTTCCGTATGATGCAATATTAAATGGTAATCCTAAGAAGGTATCAACTGAACGTTGATTCCACATTAGGGACAGTTTACCTTCAGACACATAACATTGAAACCCATAATGACATGGAGGAAGTACAACCTTATCTAACTCACCAACATTCCAAGCATTGACCATCAAACGTCTTGAGTCTGGGTTTGTTTTAAGGTCGTTGATTAGGTTTGTGATTTGGTCTATTGGTTCTAAGTGTTTGTTTTCTAAAACTCCTTGACCCCAATTCCTCCATTGTGCTCCGTAGATTGGACCCAACTCACCCCACATCTCAGCAAATCTATCCTGAGTCTTAATCTTCTGAATGAATGATTTAGGACCCATAGCCAATGTTCCCTTATCTTCTTTGTATCTTTTATAAGCATCGCCATTCCAAATGTTACACCCATTGTCAACAAGATATTTGATATTAGTATCTCCCTTTAAGAACCACTTTAATTCAGTCATCATAGTTTTGACTGCCATCTTCTTTGTGGTTAATAAAGGAAACCCTTTACTCATGTCGTGACGTATCTGACGACCAAACACTGAAATAGTACCAGTACCTGTACGGTCATCTTTCTCCACACCATTGGTCATGATGTCTTTTAATAATTCTAAGTAGTCTTTGTCTAATTGATTCATCAGTGGAAATATCTTACTACTGTGTTATTAATTGGGAATCTGTAGATTGGTGCGTTCTTACCATTCTCCTGTCTTTGAAGGACTTCATAGAAACCGTTACCCTCTCTAATGGTAGTTACGTCTTTAAGGTCAGTTACACCCATAGTGCCGTCAATGTAAATGACTGTTAATGTGTGTTTTTGTGTGTTAAACTTAAGATAGTTTTGCATAATATATTTGTTATTGTAATTGTTAATGGAGCATAAAAAACCCCTTCGTTTATTATAACAAAGGGGTCTTAATAATCAATTATTTTTTGACTTATTTTCCGATGACTAAATCGGAATAGTCTAGTTTTCCCATACCTGTTAATTCTTCCTCAACCTCGTCGTACATGTAAGCTTTCACTACGGCAACTACGCCTTGTTCTGCTTGGGCTAATTTACTTTCCATCCAATCTTCGATTTGTTCTCCGTCTTCCATCATTTCCCACATCTTATACGCTAAGGTGGCGATGGTGAATAGTTGTTGTTTAGCCATATACGACCCGTCATGTTTTCCTTCAGTCAAGGAAGCTTTCAACCTTTCCAATTGTGCTTCTGTAAGAATAATCTGTGCCATACTTTATCTGTGTTTAATTATAAATATAATCCAATTACGGATTAGGCTTAATTGTAGGTATATCCATTTGTTTTACGACCATCCACTTTGAAAGTCCAATGTAAGTGTGGACCCGTCGTGTTACCCGCACCAGGTTCATACTCAGTACTTGAACCATATTTTTTACCACCACCAGTAAACCCAATAAGGTCACCTTTTTTAACCTTACCGTCAGAAGGTACTTCACGATTTCTAAGGTGACAGAATCTTGAGTATAACTTTTTACCATCAACTTCACCAGTCAAATCAATACCATTACCACATGCATCATTATCCACCTCAACGAATGTTCCATCATATGGCGCAAAAAGTGCCGTTCCACTAGGTACTGGTATATCACAAGCATCATGATAACCCCCTTTTCCTTCATTATAATACTGTCTCCATTGGTGATACTTATTACATTTACCAGGATTTTTCAAAGGAGAATCAATCTTAGAACCTGGTTTCCACGAATGTGAAGTACCACCTCTTGATGAACCACCTGATTGTGAACCAGCTTGAGCACCTTGTGTAGCACCAGCAACCGCACCACCAGCAATTCGTGAAGGTGTTCTACCTTCAATGTTGGGCTGTTCTTTAATGATATCCTTTAATAAGCTTATAAAATCCATACTCATAAATATCTAAGAAATAAAAAAGGTGAGAATAAATCCCACCTTTTTAGGACCGACAAGGTTAAGGTCGGCAACTCCACCACCCTATTTAATCTAACAGGGAAATCTATTCTTCAATGGGTGAATTAATCCACTCCATAACTTCTTCATCCAAAAGACTCTCATCAGAGTATGATAACCCCCATGTGTTACCATCACTTTCAATTAAATACTTAAAGAAGTTCCATTTGGCTTCAAAATCAAAACCATATTGTGTTGAACCCTCATTGGTATACTGCAACCAATGCCACATCTCAGATAGTTTAAGTTCCGTCTTAGGCATCAGATATACGTTGGGATGGTCTAAGACACCATAACTATCACAGAAGGATTTGATTTCTTCCATTGTACCAGGTTCCTGACCTCCAAAGTCGTTTGATGGATACAACCATACCGTCACCTTATCCTCATCAACAGTCTCTAAGAATTGTTTTAGGTCTTTGTAGTTAGAATCTGTATAACCACACTCCGAAGCAACATTGATGACAATATGTCTCGTGTTTAGTATTTTAGGATTAACAAACCCATCATTTTGAGTGATAAGGATTTTATCGTAAAAGTTAGTTATACCTTCCATTTCTTCAATAAGTTATTTATTTCATTAGAGTACGCTTGGTGTACTGTATTACATTCCCTAATACCATAAGCATTTCCATCCGTAGTGTAAATAACAACATCGTTATCAAACCTCTCTATCTCCTGAATTTCTTTGATTTCTTTCGTTTCAGGTATCACCACCATGTCACCAACCTTATACATAACTTATTCCTCCATTTTAGATTTACGGATAGCGTATTCACCCAACGTCAACTCCTCTTGAGATTTCGCATTACCCAAAATGATTGATTGACGAAGCAACTCATAAGGAATGTGAACCAAGAAATCACGACCGTTGAAGAACGATAAGTCCTGCTTCAACTCCACACATGAATGAACCATCTGCAAAAACAACTTAAACTGAACCTCGTCAGAATAAAAGTCGTTAAGAAGGTTTCCGAATTGTGGGTGGATGATTTTGATGTTTCTTTCTAATACCATAGTTCTCTTTATTTGTTATACAAAGATAAGAAATATATTTGATACCGACAACTATGGGCATAAAAAAACCTCGGTGGGTTAACACCGAGGTCAAGGAAGGTATATGAGGTATAGAACGCTGAGACTACACGTTTATGTGACCTGTCTTTCGTGAGATTACCCTAATAGTCGGTTGCTCACATTGTCCACAATAGTTGCCTATTGTATCAAGTCAGTGTCGGTTACTTACGTTAACCAATCGTATTCGTTAATAACTACTCAACAACTACTTAACTCTGTTGAACCTTGCGAGTTCATGAAGGGATGGCCGTCCCAACAGGTCTTTTGTTATTGACATCGAAAGACTTGCGGTCTTATCAACGACTCCGTTAGTGTTAACTCGGAGTATTAGACACCTTTCGTTATCAACGCCCGAAGACTCTTGCTTTTCATTTAATTGTATTACCCTGATTACGGGATTGTTATTAAACTAGCAATTGTGGAAGAAGGAAAGATGTGCTTCGGGAGAAGGTCCGTCCCTTTGGAGAACAGAATGCTTCACACCTCTCTGTAAGTCTGCAAACTTACGGTCAGTCAGGACTTCGTAGACTTCTACGTCTCGGAAACCCTTCAGACTGGTACCCAGCCCTACGACACCTTGCAGGGTGTGTCGAACCGTCACCTGTAGCTTTTCCTCTTGATGTCTCCATCTCAACTCTGATATTCCACGGACTCAGAGTGACCTCTTCCCCCCAGCAGTTGCCCTCGGGGAATTGGCCGTAGCCACTTTGTTTAGTTGTCAACCTCACGATTGCGAATATTCACGGTGTACTAATCCCGTTTCAATCCCTATAGTCCCATTGCTGGGGTTATCTAACGACGCTAAACCGCCGTGTCTGTTTATAATCTCCTTTTGGAAAGGATTACACCCGAAGATGTAATTCAAAGTCGACATATAAACACGACCAATATTTCAAAGAACTCTGACAAAATTAAAACAAATATTTCAATTAGTCAAACACTTTTAACAAATTTTCTGATTTCTCAGTAGGGTAAAGTATAAATATTACCTTATCTGTCAAAAGTTATACGAAGATAAGAAAAAAAACCTTTCGGTCAAGTAGTTTTCTTATTTTTTTTAGATATTTCCTTAAAAAGTAAGGACATTGGGTTGTAGGATAACTTAAAGTATCCACTGTATCTGTCTTTTGGACCATCAACGGGCCATACCCTTTTCATCAAAGTTAGATTTAAGTGCTTCCAATTTATCACTCGCTGAAGCCATCTTATCAACTAACCCATCCATCTCTTCTAAGTGTTGAGGGTGTTCACCAATTCCAACGGAATTATTAAAGTAAACTTCCAGTGTTGCTTTTGCTTCCAACAGTTCTGCTTCGTATTTCGCTACGAGGGCTTTGTACATTAAACTCATTTTAGTATAATATTTAGTAATTTATTAAATTGTTCTGTCATTGGAGAAGGTAACTCATCTTTACCGAAGTATCCACACTCTGTGTGTTCGTCACCATCCTTAGCACTATCTAAGTCAGGATAAATCTCTTCGTCACAATCATAAAGGAAACAATACATCTCACCCTTAATCTTACTACCGTCTCTATTTGTTCGTTTAATTATACCACAAAATTCTGGTACTTTCAACAGATTGATGTTAGTTTCTTCATAAAACTCTCTCATCGCACCTCTTAATGGGTCCTCACCTTCTTCAACACTCCCCGCAGGACACGACCAATGACCAGGTAATGACCCATCAGCATTTCTTTTACAAAGTAAAACCTTATTGTTACATCTAACAATTACTCCTCCGTATTTGTTCATATTATACTCTTTTAGATATTTATAAATATGACTATAACTATAGGTGAAAATAAAATAAGTGTCAAACTTTGTGTAACAAAGGAAGCAATTACTAAAGGAATGCAGGGTCAACGTTTCAACGAGGACTTCCAAGGTATGTATTTCCTTATGCCGACCAAAGGTGAACAATCGTTTTGGATGTACGACTGTATCATTCCATTAGACATTATTTTTATCAATAATGATGAGGTTGACACCATTCACGAAAACTGCCCTATCTGTACAGATGAGTTGGAATGTGAATCCTATAAAGGTTATGGTGACAAAGTATTGGAACTCCCAGCTGGCATGTCGAAACAGTTGGACATAAAAAAAGGAGACATCGTCTCCTTCTCTTTATTCTGATTTACTTCCGTCAATCTTTTCTCTCAACTTTCTGTAGAACTCCTGTCCTATCATCTTTGAGAACTTAACATATGGTGCATCACCACTGTCTTTATTGTATTTGTATTTTCCTTGAGGTGGTCTCTTACTTCTACCAAAATAATTCAACGCTGAAATGTTTGTGATACATTTGTGTCCACCTGAGTTTGCTTGAATCATCTCCCAAGCAGGTACACCCAACTTATCCAACAACGCCATTTCATCTTCACTCAATTCACTGAAAGACTTATCCATAACCTGTTTAAGGTTTTCCATATATGCATCACCACCTTCCATACTTCTAATCTTATCACCATAGAACGCCTCCAAATCAGCATTGGTGAAACCTACAGACTCAGAACCAAAGTCTTTAGCTGATTCTGAAATCCATTTGATTGTCGATAAAGGAATAATCTTATCCTTCAATTGAGATTCCCACTTACCCAATACCTCTTGAGCAATCTCACCCAAGTTTACACCTTTGAGTTCTCTCTCTTTCTTAAATGGGTTACACGATGCTTGAACCAATCCCATCGGCCAAACAGTAATTAAGAAGTCAGCGTCAGGATGTAACTTAAATGGTGTGTATCTATCATATGAACCTGGTTTGAACATTCTACCACCACCGTACTGATAAATGATACCATCTTGGTAAGACATATTAGGGTCCTCACTTCTTTGTTGTACGTAATCTTCTTGGTTACCTGCCATCATCGCAGCAGATGCATAATTTTCTCTGTCAGCAATTCTTCTAATGTTTTGGAAGATATTCAATAATGATGGTTTTGATGTCATCACCAACTCTTCCATGAAACCTGGTTTGTTCTTATACGCCAACATCAATTTGTTTGTTGCTAATCCCAAAGCCATTCTGTTTTTCTGTAAAGACTTATCCTTATCCAAACGGAAGATGAAATTCATAATATCTTGTGGTTCCAAACCATACTTAGCAAAGTCAGCAGAATCCACAGTAGAAATCAATGTGATATCCTCAGAAGGGAAGATATCCTTTGGTGACATAATATCGGAAATGGTAGCAACATTTGAACGTGACGGTCTGAATGAAGTTGCCGTATCACCCTCAACACCACTTTGAGAATCATGGTGGTCAGTATGGATAACGAACATCGGTTTACCGTGAGCAAAGTCAACCAACACAGGCATCGTATCACCTGTAGCGTCTTGCTTCTTAACCGCAAACTCCTTATCACCGTATTGAATGATTTCAGCATCAACCACTTTGATACCGTTATCCTCCAAATAGTTTTTCATTGCCAAAGCAGTCGTTACACCATCCAAATCTTGGTGGAAGTAAATCTTCGCTTTCTTATATCTCTTGGCTAGTTCACCTATATTACGTAAACCCGATTCATTAATTAATTGTTTCATTATGATAAAAATATTTCACTTTCTTTATTTCTTCTGTCAACACCGCCCGCAGTTCTAAATGATTTGATTTGTTCCGCAGCTCTTTTCATATCACCTTTCTTCACACTTTGAATGAAGTCCGATGTCCTTACTGCCGTACAACCAGCATTAAAAACTAATGATACCAAAGCATCAAATTGTCCTTGAGTAATTTCGTAATTTAATCCTTTTGACTTCCACTCTTTGAAGATTCTTCTCACACAATCCGCAGATTCCGCAGCATCGTCATATAAGAATTTCAACGCAATATCATTAGATATCTTCATACCTTTAATCACACCCTCAGTATGTCCATAACCTAT